ATCGCTGGCAAGACCATGAGACAAGCATACCGAGACGCATACCCAAACGCCAAGGGATCAGATCAGGTTATTACCTCCAGCGCCTACAGGCTGAGCCGCGATCCACGCATCCAGAAGGCACTCCAAGACGCATGGGGCGAGACCATCGAAGTGCTAGCAGAAGACACGGCGGCGACAAAACGGTATGTGATGAAAGAGTTGTTGGCACTGACCAAAGGAGGCAAGCAAGAAGGGTCACGGTTGAAAGCACTTGAGTTGATGGGCAGGGCGGCTGGCATGTTCCAGCAAGCCACTGACAAGCCTGTAGACAAACCCACCGCAGAGCAACTACGCAAGGAGTTGTCGGGTCATCTCAAGCTACTGGACAACGTCAAGCCTATGCGTAGCGTGTAAACGGTCATCAGCCGCACCCCACCCAGCCCCCACCCGCCTTTTGCGGCGGTGCAGACCCGTCTACCCTATACGCTCTAATCCACTCAAACAAAACTTTTTTCCCAGACCCCCCCTTCTCTTTCGAATCCAGACCCCCCGGGGGTATATATATTTTTGAAAAAGAGGCCCTTGCGAACGTTCGCTCCTTGATGTACAATCGTTTAAACATGAGTCCCAAACAACAACTCGTCTATGATTTCATCCGTGCTTACGTGCGTTTACACGGCGTGCCGCCGTCGTATGCCGTGATTGCCCGGGGCTTGGGATTGAAGAGCAAGTCGAACATCCACAGGGTTATCCACATCTTGCAGGATGAGGGCTTGCTTGTGATCAAGCCGCACAAGTTCAATTCGATCAAGCTGATTGACCGCAGTGTTCGTGGGGTAGCTTCTCTATGATGAGCCGCGAGGAGGTCGAGAAGTACAAGAGCTTGATCCCCTTGGTCGATGATCTTGAGAGAGCCAAGATCATGATGTTGCTTGAATACGACAGGGTTGAGAAGTGCAATGAGTCGTTTATCTATTTTGCGTCTCACATGTGGCCGGGGTTTATTTCAGGGAAACACCACCAGATCATGGCCAACGCTTTTGAGCGTGTGGCCAAGGGGGAGTTGAAGAGGTTGATCATCAACATGCCTCCCCGGCACACTAAGTCTGAGTTTGCCTCCTTCCTGCTCCCGGCTTGGTTTCTGGGCAAGTTCCCGGAGAAGAAGATCATCCAGACCGCTCACACCGCAGAACTGGCTGTGGGTTTTGGCCGGAAGGTGAGGAATTTGGTCTCTTCCGAGACCTACAGCCGGATCTTTGACACCAAGCTCTCCTCTGACTCAAAAGCCGCAGGACGGTGGAACACCGACAGGGGCGGAGATTACTTCGCTATTGGTGTTGGTGGTGCCGTCACTGGTAAGGGTGCGGATCTTTTGATCATTGATGACCCTCATTCTGAGCAGGAGGCCAAGCAAGGCAACCCTGCGGTGTTTGACAATGTGTATGAGTGGTACACATCCGGCCCTCGGCAGCGTTTACAGCCCGGTGGGGCCATCATTATTGTGATGACCCGGTGGGCCAAGCGAGATCTGACCGGCGCAATCCTCAAGAATTCGGAAAAAGACGGTGTAAACGACTGGGAAGTGATCGAATTTCCCGCGATTTTGCCGTCAGGAAGCCCTTTGTGGCCCGGTTTTTGGAAAAAAGAAGAGCTGGAGGCAATTAAAGCGGAAATCCCTGTCGCCAAGTGGGAGGCGCAGTACCAACAGAACCCCACATCCGAGGGAAACGCGATCATCAAGCGCGAGATGTGGAAGATCTGGGAGTCGGATAGACCCCCAATCTGTGACTACATCATCCAAAGCTGGGATACCGCCTTCGAGAAGACAAACCGCGCAGACTATTCAGCTTGCACAACGTGGGGGGTCTTCGACCACCCCAATGAACAGGGCGTAAATCGGACAAACATCATCTGTTTGGACTCCTTCAAGGCCCGGATGGAGTTCCCGGAGCTTAAACAGAAGGCGCTGGAGCTTTATCAGGAGTGGGAGCCGGATACCCTGATCATTGAGAAAAAAGCCGCAGGTGCCCCCCTCATTTATGAGCTTCGCCAGATAGGCGTTCCTCTTTCGGAATACACACCGGGCAAAGGAAGCGATAAGATTGCGCGTGTAAACGCCATTTCCGATCTTTTTGCGTCGGGCGTGGTTTGGTGTCCAGACACCAGATGGGCAGATGAGTTGATGGAGGAGGTTGCGTCCTTTCCAAACGGGGACAACGATGACCTTGTTGACTCAACCAGCCAAGCGTTACTGAGATTTAGGCGTGGAGGCTTTATACACCTCGAGAGCGATGAAGAAGATCAACCAAGCTTTCGCCGCAAAGCTGCGTATTACTAAGGAATATCTATGGCTACCAATATTGACAAAGCTCTCTACCAATCACCAATGGGACTGGAGGCCGCTGAAGAGGAGGCCATTGAGATTGAGATCATTGACCCTGAAGAGGTCAACATTGGAATTGGAGATCTTGAGATCAGTATCCAGAAGGGTGAGCCAAGCATTAATGATTTTGATGCCAACCTCGCTGAGTTTCTGCCAGAGGGCGCGATGTCCTTGTTGATCAGCGATCTGGCCAGCGACATTGAAAATGACAAGAACTCCCGCAAGGAGTGGGAGAAGGCGTATGTCACCGGCCTGAAGCTTCTTGGACTTCAGATTGAGGAGCGCACTGAGCCGTGGGACGGAGCATCCGGCGTCTTCCACCCGATGATCACCGAGGCGGTGGTCCGCTTTCAGTCGGAAACCATCACCGAGACATTCCCAGCGCAGGGTCCCGTCCGCACCAAAATCATGGGCAAGGACACCCCCATCAAGAAAGAGGCGGCTCAAAGGGTTCAGGATGACATGAACTTCCAGTTGACCGAGGTCATGCAGGAGTTCCGCCCAGAGCATGAGCGCATGTTGTGGAGCCTACCGGCCACGGGTTCGGCCTTCAAGAAGGTGTATTACGACCCAAGCATTGGACGACAGACCTCAATCTTCATCCCCGCAGAAGACATCTTGCTGCCTTACGGCACCTCAGACATCCAGAGTTGCTACCGGGTCACGCATGTTATGCGCAAGACCAAGAACGAGATCATGGAGCTACAACAGGCCGGGTTCTACTGCGATGTAGACATTGGCGACCCTGATCGAGCGATTGATGAGATCAACAAGGCCAAGGACAAAGAGACCGGCTTTGCTGATTTAAACGACGAGCGCTTCACCCTATACGAGAGCCACGTCAAGCTGTGCATCAAAGACGATCCATTGTGTGATAAGGACGATGACGGCGAACCCACAGGTATCGCTCTGCCTTATGTGGTTACCTTCCTTCGCGGAACAAACACCAAATTGTCCATCCGGCGCAACTGGAAGGAGGAGGACGATCTCCACCTCAAGCGCCAGCACTTCGTCCACTACCAATACATCCCCGGCTTTGGTGCGTATGGCTTCGGTTTGTTCCACCTGATTGGTGGCTTTGCCAACTCTGCCACCAGCTTGATGCGTCAGTTGATCGACGCAGGTACCTTGAGCAACCTGCCCGGTGGACTGAAGTCCCGTGGTCTACGGATCAAGGGCGACGATACCCCAATCGCCCCGGGCGAGTTCCGAGATGTGGATGTGGGTTCCGGCACCATCAAAGACAACATCTTGCCGCTGCCTTACAAAGAACCGAGTCAGGTTCTGATGGGACTGCTGAGCAGCATTGTGGAAGAGGGCCGCAGGTTTGCAGCCACCGCAGACATGAAGATCAGCGACATGGGCGCAAATGCACCTGTGGGATCGACTCTAGCTCTGCTGGAGAGACAACTCAAGGTCATGACCGCAGTTCAGGCTCGGGTCCACTTTGCCCTGAAGCAGGAGCTTCAACTCTTGGCAGCGATCATTCGGGACTACACCGATGACGAGTACACCTACGAGCCGGACGGCGAGCAAGGCCCAAGAGCCAAAAAGGGCGACTACCGCCATGTGGACATCCTGCCCGTCAGCGACCCCAACGCAGCTACCCTTTCTCAGCGTGTGGTGCAGTATCAGGCAGTTATTCAACTGGCTCAATCCGCGCCGGACATCTATGACCTGCCCAAGCTCCACCGGGGCATGTTGGATGTTCTGGGCATCAAGAATGCCGACAAGCTGGTCCCCATGGACGAAGACCAGAAGCCGACAGATCCGGTCTCTGAGAACCAGAACATCCTCAAGGGCAAGCCCGTCAAAGCCTTCCAGCATCAGGACCATCAGGCCCACATTCAGGTCCACCAAGCTGCGATGCAAGACCCGATCATCATGGAATTGATTGGGCAGAACCCAAGGGCGGGAGCGATGCAGGCTGCGGCCATGGCTCACATTGCAGAGCACGTTGGCTTTGGTTATCGCCAGAAGATCGAGCAACAACTCGGTATGCCACTGCCTCCAGAGGGAGAACAGTTGCCTCCGGAGATCGAAATCTCTCTGTCCAAAATGCTGGCGCAGGCTTCTCAACAACTCTTGCAGCAAAACCAAGCGCAGGCCGCTCAGCAAGAGATCCAGAAACAGGCAGAAGATCCTGTTGTTCAAATGCAACAGAAAACCTTGCAAATCAAAGAAGGCGAATTGCAAGTCAAGGCTCAAAAGAATCAGGCCGATGCACAGATCAAAGGGCAAGAGCTTGCGCTCAAGGCTCAAGCGCAGCAAGACAAAACAGCCATTGAGGTTGCCAAACTAAGGAAAACACCATGATTCAGGAATTCGCCCGTGTATTGCGCGAACAAATACGCACCGACATGAACAACTATGCGGATGATGCCGCCAGTGGGGCGTGTCGCTCATTTGAGGAATATCAAAAACTCTGCGGAACCATTCAGGGTCTGGCTATCGCAGAGCGCCATTTACTTGACCTTGTGAAGAAAGCTGAACAAACAGATGAGTGAAATCCTTCTGCCTCCGGGCATTACTTTGCCCAAATACATCCAGCCCCTAGATAAGCCAGAGGAGGACGGCGATAAGGCGTCCGCTTTGCCTATACCGACGGGTTACAAGATGCTGTGTATCGTGCCTGCCGTAGACGAGAAACTTGCCGGAACATCTCTGGACCTTATCCGAGATACCGCAAGCATGCGCCTTGAAGAGAGCGCTACAACCGTGCTTTGGGTTATGAAGCTCGGGCCAGATGCGTACAAAGACACCGCCAAATTTCCATCAGGACCATGGTGTAAAGAGGGCGACTTTGTGCTCGTGCGTACCTATACCGGTACGCGCTTTCGAGTGTTTGGTAAAGAGTTCAGGGTACTGAACGACGACCAAATTGAATGTGTTGTGCAAGATCCCCGGGGTTACACCCGCGCTTAAGGAGCAAAAATGCCTGCTTTTAAATTTCCAGATGAGCTTGACGATAACGACAAAGACGTTGAAGTCACCGTTTCCGGTGATGATGTCGAGGTCGAGATCGTTGATGACACCCCCGAAAAAGACCGTGGCCGCAAGCCACTGGACCGCGAGGTGGAAGACCCCACCGACGAAGAGATTGAAAGCTATTCGGAGGGCGTCAAAAAACGTATCAAAGAGCTAACTCATGCCCGTCACGATGAACGCAGGGCGAAAGAGTCGCTGCTGCGTGAAAAGCAGGAGCTTGAGCGCCTCGCCCAGCACATGGTCAGTGAGAACACCAAACTTAAAGAATATGTAAAGTCTGGCACTGAACAATACGCAGCCTCCATCAAGCAGGTGGCGGACAGCGAACTGGAAAATGCCAAGCGGCAATACAAAGCAGCGTATGAATCCGGAGACGCAGATGCCTTAGTTGCAGCCCAAGAAGCCATGACGGACGCCAAGATGCGAACCGAGGCTGCAAAAAACTTCCGCGCACCCCCTTTACAAGACGCTGAAACTACTGTACAAACTCAACCACAAGTATCCCGTCCAGAAATCGACGAAAAAACTGTTCGCTGGCAGGCTAAAAACCAGTGGTTCGGTTCTGCGGGATACGAAGAACACACCAGCTTTGCACTAGGGCTGCACCAAAAACTAGTCAACTCGGGACTTGACCCCCGCTCTGATGAATATTTCGAGCGCATTGATGCTCGCATGAAGTCA